ATATAAATGTCACAATATATTCACACCTTCTTCTTTCTGCCTCTTTATTCTTAAGAGGCAGAGAGTTATTATCTTCCTTGGCCTTTGTAGACCTTAAAACTACGCTTCTCGTGTTTGTTTAAATTTTTCTTATGACGACCCAATTTGGGTTTAGTTCTTTTATGATAGGTATTCACACCCCATTTGGGTGCTTTAGCCATTGGTGTCTACTTTCATAGCATACTTAAATTTATCTTTATCCACGACATGTGGAATGTAGGAAATTTTTCCATTGACTTTTTGTTCAACATCATGGCCACAGGTCATACATCTATAAATAGCGTTGTTCCATAAACATATTAATACTGTTGCATGGGAACAGTGTGGACAAGTCCCATTAACTATTTCCGCGTTAACTTGAAGATTAGCGCCGATAGGAGATTTCTCAATTGAGTCGCGGGGCTTAGGATTGTTTTTAGTAGCTGTTTTTTCTTTTTTAAATATTTCATTGTAATTATCCTTATATTGTTGTGTTGATATTCTTGATCTTCCATCCCAACGTCTACCTTTTTTATCTTTAGACATTAGTAAAGATCCTTCCATTCAGTGTTTTTAATCTTAGATGTATCTAAATGGGGTTGTTTGATTTGGTCTTTAGGGTCTGCTTCAACCTCAGTCATAGGCTCAATAATTTCTGAGTCTACGTGCCCAATAAAAAAAGATTTTAATTTGTCTTGGTATGGGGCTGGTTTAGGAACTATTACTGTCCCAGTTATGTCTATCGGTTTGACCATGTTTCTCCTTACGGGTATATTTCTTTTTATCTTTTACCACACGTGGTTGGTAACGTCCATCACTTAATTCTTTAGCAATAGGGTTCTTTTTGCGTCTATTTTTCTTAAGAAAAAAAGAGTATGATTTCTTATTCAAGGATTATTTTTTTAATGGATTTTTCACCCATGTAAATCTCTGTTTCAGCTTTAGCCTTAATGCATTTATAAGATACAGTTTCACTGTACTGTCTCTCCGCTTCGCGCTTCCCTTTCAAACAAATTCCCATCGAGGGTTGGATACGATGTTCCTTAATTTCTCCATTTACAAACATTAATAATGCAAAAACAATCTCTGTCAAAATTATCCTCCGTTTCCGTTTTTATAATGTATTTCTCTATTAGAGTCTTTAAGTTTTTCTACATCTGCTTGTAGTTTTTTTACTTGCTCATCCAAAAATCTTATCATAACTTCATTATGAATTCCTGCTTCTTGTTGTTCCTGTAATTTTTCTACTTGCTTATACAATTCCTCAATAAGCATAAATTGTTCTGAATCAGCGGGGTAAGGATCCGAGAGTACCACGCGGCCATCCGATACGGAATGCTGTGTTCTCTACGAGATCCTTCTCCATTAGTTCTAATTTTGTTGAGTTTGAATTTAATTTTTCTTGAATGCCGAAAAAAGCCCATGTTCCGATCGCAACCAGCGCGATCAGGCTGGCTACCGTTTTCATCGGCATTTGTACTGCTGCTTCTTCTGAAATTTTAAGTGCCATTAGCAATCCCACTTTCTAAGAGATTTATTTATTCTTGAATTTGGATCTCTTGCTGTTTTAGCTGATGTTAATTTCTTTTTCATACCACCCATTCTAGCACAAAATGATTTTCTTCTGCTACTTGTTTTTGATTTTGTAGGTGCTTTTAAAGTTCCACCTTTATAACTGTCTCTTCCTTTTTGATTTAATCCACCTGATGGTGACTTACCTTCTTTTCTTGTCCAGGCTGCCGAACCTCCATTTTTTAAATAAGCTCTTCCATGTCCTCTTAATGCAATCATTATTTTTTAGCAGTCTTGGCTGCTCTCTTAAATTGTTTTGCAGTAGGTGCTCCTTTTGCTCCTACCTTTCTCATTTTTTCACCCGAACCCGCTTTAATTCTTCTACGTTTCGCATGAATGTTTGCGTATAATCCACGTTTAGCCATTAGTTATAATTATACCCCGTATTCCCTGATTCAAGTTTCTCAAATAATTTTTTATGTTGGTCCATGATCTCTTCATCAGAGTCCATCATCTTATCCATTTTATCTTCTAACTTTTCAACTACTCTTTCAAGTTTATGTACTTTATCTTCGTGTACTGCCTGGATAGTTGAGAGTTCAAAAGTTCTAGATAGACTCCATCCGGCTAAAGCCAATAGGATTCCGACTAACATCGTCATTAATTTTTCAATCATTCGTAAGTCTCGTCTTCTGCACGTTCTTTATCACACGTACATTCTTTACAGTTTCCATCACATTTGCAATGACAATCTTCACATTTGCATTTAGTCATCTTTTTTCTTCTTCAATATGCCACTCATTTCAAGATAGCTTTTGAGTAAATGAACTTTAAATTTAATCCATAATTTTTTTATAAAATTCATAGACCCTCCTGTGTTAAAAGTTAAAATATTAAAGCGCCAACTATAAACCCAACTACAGCACACACAATTTCTCTTCTGTTGTGTAGTTGCCATATCATAAACTTATCTGTTAGTTGTTTAATCATTTTTTTCCTCCAGTTCCCTAAGTTGATAGTCATAGCTTCCTTCTTCGTGCTCGTCAGTTATCCACTTAGATGTTTTCTCTACTGACCATGTTTTACTAGTTACTAGCCTATTTATCAAGTTTTTTGATGGGTCATTACCCATTGATGGGTCAAAGACTCTTAGTCTATTATTTGGCTGTATTGCATAGTTTCCGTCGTCTAATTCAATTACATGACCACATTTATGTTGATCTGGCTTTTCAGAATAACCAAAATTTAATTCATTAAAGTCTCCACCACACCAGTCTATAGTAAATAAATATATTCCTTCCCGGTGTTTCTTACGCCTTGATATATATTTCATTTTAGATCCAGCTAATTCGTAGAAAGTTGTGACTGCTACATTATAACTAAAGCAGTCCCACATCATAAGTTCATCAAGGGGAAGTTCTTTAACTCCGGGTTTTTTACAGAAAGCAGAAATAGGTGCGCGCCACCACAGTCCGCCATCTTCCATCATAAAATGAAATAAAGGTACGGAATTTGGAATAGAACTAAAACCAAATATAGTGCAAGTAAAATATTTATCGTGTGAATCTTTTTGATCTCGGAGATAGTTTCCTCTCACATAGCATTCTATGATAGGTATATTTGCATTTAAATAAGCCATCAGTCATTTATCTCCCCCCAGTTATCACCTGATTCATAGTCAACTTTGTTAGGCACCTCAAGTGTAACCGCGTTTTCCATAATCTCAACGATCTTCTTAGACTGTTCATCACTTTCGATAGACAAATCTAATTCATCGTGAATTTGTATATGCGGTATAATTCCTTCTTTGTAAAGCTCTAACATAGATTTTTTTGTCATGTCGGCCGCGCTACCTTGAATAAGTTTATTTAAAGATTTGTAGGTATATGCTCTTCTAATCCCTGGTCCATGTTCCCTGAGTGCTTCTTCGTGAGGCAATGCTTTATGCATCC